ATATTATAGATCATCCCATCGGGACCATTTCTGTTCTTTGCAACAAAGATTTTCCCAGTATTATTTTGTTTATCCTCGACTGTTCGTGAAACAGAGAAGATAAAATCTGCTACGAAACATTTATTGAAAGCTTCGGAAATTTGTTCCATTGTGATCACCTCGGCATTCAACCCTGAACGGTTCGTTTGTGATGCAGTCCAGATCGGACAGCCGAATTCAGTTGAAAGGGCCCTCAGTTCTTCATAAATTGATTCCAATTCGTTTCTCTTTTCTTTTCTTACAACCATGGGCTTTAAGAGGTCTGCATAGTCAACGATAATCATGTCTGGCTCTATGCCCCTCTTTACAAGCTTGTTCAAGTGGTTTTTTATTGTACCAGTTGTTGCGGATTTTGTAGGATATTCTTTAACTATTAAGCGACCATCTAAATCTTTAATCTTTTCATAAATCTCATCTTTAAAAACTGAAAGTTCTGAAAGTGGGAATTCAGTGATACAGCTATCATATCTTTTACCGATGACGGTCTCTTGAAGTTCTAAGGTATAATGAATGACTGTTTTACCTTCCATTATTGCTTGAGAACCCAGATGTACCAGAACCATTGACTTGCCAGCACCTGTTGGCGCAACTACCACCCCAAGCTCTGATTTGCCTAATCCTCCGCCGGCAATCTCATCCATTTCTTTCCAGCCTGTCGTGACTGGGTTTCGAAAGCGCGGCACATACCTCTCTTCAAAGTCCACCAAGTAATCATACCCAAAATTATTTTCAGAGCCCAGCTTAAGAGAGTCGTTAATGATCTTGGATATTTCATCAAAAGAGCAGGACTGCAATAGGTCAACAGATTTTAACATAGCTTCTTTTAGGTTCTGCTTTCTGCAAAAATCCAGAGATTGCTCTTTGATGTATTCAGAGCCTTCGACCTCGGAAATCGAAATCTTATTAAAGTATTCTGTTGTTTGTTGCGAGACTACTTTATCTTCTCTCTCCAATTCGGTCTGCAAGATCGTATCGATAATTTGCTGACTAGGGTGTTTGGAGTACCTTTGCCGATAATCAACTATCTTAGATGTAAAAAGGCGCAAGTATTCAAGCTCTAGAAAGTTGGTATCGAGAACCTCTAAAATTTGATCGGCGAATGGCCGATCATCTAAAATAAGATGAACTAGATCTTCTTGGAAACTTTTTCCATATTTGCTGAAACTTGGTCTATTAGACAATTGTACCCTCCTTGTGATTATAACTCTTTACTTGCTAAAATGCAAGCTAACATTCCAATAAAATTTTATTGAGGTGTGTTTTTAGATCTTCCCAGTTAAGTTCCCCGAAACCATCTTCGGTCATAAGTGAGATTATCTTTGTTTTATTAAATGTGCAGGCAAAATTTTCAATGGACTCTCGGACAAACTTTTTAGCCTGTACCGAGAGTAATGGTGCGTATAACTGCATCATTTTATAATTATGTGAGATTGTGCCTTTCCCCTCTATAATGTTGGTGAAAAATCTCAATTTACTGTCCGCTTTGACGCAGAAATCTACTAACTCATTGATAGTATAGTCTTTTTCAGACGCAAGAAAAGATAGTCTTTTTTTCACGGAAACTAGGCCGGCCCCCTTGATGCCGGGCAGGTTGTCTGAGGGGTCTCCGATGATCGCCCTAGCGAGCGCCATATTTGTAGGATGAACCCCAAACTCTTCGATGATCCTCTTCTTATTCATAAGCTGATCTCCTGTTGGTCGGTATACTACGGTCTCGTCATCGCAAAGCTGATAAAAGTCTTTATCGTTGGAAATGACTACCTTTTGCCAGCCCTTGTATCGATCTAAACTACACGCGTAAGCGATCACATCATCTGCCTCGATCTCTGGGAGCATTAGCTGCATGATCGGCATCTCGTTGAGATAGTCCACCACTCGGGACTGTTGCCAGATCTTATTTAACACGATCTGATCGTCCGTCAAATTGTGAACAGAGCGATTGAGCCTCAGAGGCTTTCTACCCGCCTTATAACTCTTATCTATACTCTTCCTCTTGGCCGAACCATTTGGTCCGTCCCACACTACCAATACCTCATCAGGTTGTGTCATTCGCACAAGCTTCTGAAGAATCTTTATTGTTCCCTTAATACCACCGATCGGATCTCCGTTGGTGGATAAGGATGGGTCAACAATATAGGCACGAATAAACATATTCAATGCATCAATAATGATGACACGCTTCTTTTCTGTATTTGTCATAAAAAACCCTCCGACAGTTAATATCATAACCGATCGGAGGGCTCAAGTCAAGTACTTTCTTACTCTTTTATTGGGACTGATAGGTCTTCTGGATCTTCATAATAAGCAGATGCCGATCCTTGCCTCTTATCAAACTTTTGCACAATTTCTTCGTCCATAATACTGATGACCCTGTTCTTGAACTCTTCATCAGAAGTTATAAGGGTCGTCCATTTTGATGGTTGAAACTTTTTGCTGTATCCATCGGGCATTGATAGTGTATACCACGCTCCAGCAGAAGAAAGATACTCACAACCTTTGATCGCGTCAAACCACGATTCTTCGTCACGAATACCTACATCTTCAGTACCCCACATAATGCGGAAAGCACACGATCTCCCTTGTGTCCCAAAACGAGATTTCTCAAGTTTTACCTTAACTTCGGAGCCGATACGAAATCCTTTTTCATCTTCGATAAATGCAGACTTGGCCTTACGACCGGTCAACCAGATACGAAGCGAATAAGCATAATGCATCGCCTTACCACCCGGGGTGATATAAGGTGTTGTCATAGCAATCTGTCTAGCCATGGGACCTTGGGGGATATTTGTCTTCAATTGGTTTAATACAATAAAGGTTGCTTTCTTGTCTGCAATCGGAATAACAAGTTTTGACATTCCTTTCGCAAGAATACGAGCCTTCACCGCCATTGAAGATTGAGGGTTGAAATCACCCTCGACATCGGAAACCGAAGGCGTGAACGCCAATGAGTCCCAAATAAATACGAGTTGTTCATCAGTAGCACCGAGTAATTCCTCGATGGTCTCCAGAACAAACTCCACAGAGGATGCTTGAACATACATTAATCGCTCTAGGTCGCATCCTGAGCGCTCTAAAAAGGTTGGGTCGATGGCAGACTCCGAATCGAAGTAAACGACCATCTTGCCCGATTTCTGAGCGTTTGCGGCAATCTGAGTTGCCATATAAGATTTACCAGTCGATTGAAGACCGGCAATCTCTGTGATCTTGCCAACTGGAACCCCAGCAACTTGACCTTTACATATAATGGAATCTAACCATCTTGAGCCAGTTGGAATCCATTCTTTTACAGATGTGGGATTATCCCCTGTAAGATCGTGGGCTACATTCTGGCCTGCTTTCTTATTAACTAACTTCATCAAGTCTTTCATATTGACTCGACCGGCTTTTGCTTTAGCCATTTTGCCTCCTAAAATAGCGGCAGACTTTAACCGGTCTGCCAGCGGCTGCAGTTATTCTGCTGTGTCTTCGACGGCTGTATCAGCTGCCGTATCATCTTCATCCTTGTCACAACCCATAGTGAGGGCTAGAGCAAGGATTGGTCCGATAAGTCGCATTTCTTGTGTCTCCTTAAATGCGGCAGACTTTGACCGGTCTGCCAGCGGCTTTAACTACTCTGTTGTTTCAGTAGTAGTTGTGGTTTCCGTTGTTGTGGGGGGAACTGTTTCTTCCGTAGAAGTCTCAGCGGAAACCTCGACTGTCGTGGTTGCCTCCACTGTCTCGGCATTGGGCGCATTTTTGCTAACCTCTTCTGCCGCGGGCTCAAGTGTACATGTCCCGTATGCAGTAGCAACAACTAGCGCTCCTCCTACAATACTTATTTGGACCTTCCATCGGGCCAACTGTGATTTTAACCATTCCATAATTTAATCTCCTTTTTATAGAATATGCGGCACCCAATTTCAGCCGGGGTGCCAGCGGCTTACTAACAAGCTACTTAGTTGCCATCAATTCATCAAATGCTTTATCAACTGGATTGATAGCGGGCTCTTTGTTATACTTGCTTGTCTCGTTGGAGCGAGACTCAGCAGAGGCACCACTCGCCAATTGTTCATCCAAGATAGCGTCAATTTGTTCGGGGGTGTGACGATCAAAGAGTGAATCAATATCGGGAATGCCTTCTAGGAGGGCGGGGATGGCCTCAGTATCCTCCAGTAGAGCAGATGTGCTTCGACGCATCTTAAGGCTTGTTTGTGGATAAGCACCGGGTGTTGTTGGTTTGGTATAAACCAACGAAATATCAGTTCCTTCAAGAGTATCCGTAATATCGCCATATTCTGGGTCAAGAATGTAACCTAAAAGAAGCTCATATGCTCTCTTACCATAGCCGTAGACTTTGATGCCTTCGTCTTCGCGACCACGAACCAAGACTGGTGAGTAGTAACGCGCTCGGACAAAGAGAGACTTTGCAAGCTTTTTGGATTCTTCATCATTGCTGGCGGTTCCGTCTTTCCAAAGTTGGGAAGCGAAATCGCAAATTGGACAGCGCTCACCATAATTGCGCTTCGGGCAGGTAATTCCGCCCTTATGATCTCCAACATTATAGTGGATATACATCTCCTTAAGGGGGTCTCCGTCTGCGGTTGGTACAATCCGCACCACCTGTTCGCCTTCGTCAGGCTTAAACCATGCAGAGTTACCATCCCCCTTATCTTCGCCTCTAAGTTGGGCGAGTTTCTTTCTCATTAGTTCCATGTTAATAGACATTACTTTTTTCTCCTTTTTGTTTTGATAAAGTATACTGAGCTTTCCTCAGCATCTAATGTATTACTCTTGTTCTAGCTTGTCAAGAGTTTTTTGTTGTTGTGTTGCGTTTGTGTGGGTAACGCAGAACCCAAAGTCGTGCAGATGTGTCTCCCAAATCCCATATGAAACCTTGCGATATGCATTTCTTGGTTTCTCTTTTAGAATGTCCACTATCTGCCTATGTAGTCCGCTTTCCTTTTCGAGTCTTTCTTGATTTATGCATATATAATAACATGTCTCGCGAGGGATGTCAAGCTCAAAAAGCCATTTTTCTGATAAAGTCTTTACATCTAAAATTCCAATTGTGCGGATCCTGTTAATCTCTGATGGTCTAGCCATTTGGCCGATTTCAGGTTCAGTATGGTTGAAAAAGTTTAAATAGTGTACACATGAAAAAATGGTGTGATTAAGTTTCTCATAATAGTTTTTAATTGACAATCCCGGGATGCTCTTTTCAATCTCCAAATTTGACAAAATGGTGAGTGATTTAAAAAGTCCTGATCTCGCGTATTCCTGCAATACCCCAAACATTAAATTTTCTAGCAATTTCGGGATACCTGTGAGCAATTCAATGTCCGGTTTTACATAAAAGACCTCAATGTTTTTGTCTTTCAATTGTTCTATGACGCCTAGGGCGTAATTTGAACTATAAGAAGAGCCCATTATAAAAACTTGTACATCGTCGGTCACCTCATCGAAGAATTTAGCTAAGTCCGGAATATTCTTTTCGTATTCTTCCGGCTTATCAAAAACTTTTAGTTTGCGAGTATGCTTGCCATTCTTTTGATCACTCCCAAGCTTATAAACTTTATAGTTGTTTTTTTGAGTCTTGAAATTTTCCGCAATGGCAGATGCTGCGGTACCGACGCCAATAATCGAAATCATAAATTTAAAACTCCAATATCCATATAGTCTCTTCCAGCCTTAAGATTTGTGACAAACTTGTCAAGTTTATTGTTTGAGAATATTTCTTTAATCTCAGGTATAAGATACCTTTCTTCATCCGGCATGTCAAGTACTATTTCATCATGCACGATATGAGAGACAAAAGAACGCTTTCCTTCTAAGAACTTATCAAGAGCAACTGCGCGATCATTGACCAAATCAGCACATGTGCTCTGAACAATATAATTGATTGCTTTGTACTCGTCAACTTCTACCTCTCGGTCAAAAATTGTCCGGATGGCACCATCTTTATAATACATCTTTAATAGTGCATCACGGTCATAGAACGATTCCTCAATCTTAGTTGAATCTGGATTGTACAACCACGAGAAAAAGAAGGTTTTGGCTGCCTCTCTGTTTCCAACGCCTTTGTTCTTAAATACATTATCCACATTCCATTCGTGCACATCGCCCATGGGTTGTTTTTTGCCAAGAAGACCAAGAACTGTCCTTGCTTCTGCTCCGTTATAATCAAGTGAAATAAACCAATCATTATGAGGCTTTACAAGTGCGCGTAGATCTTTCGGCATCGTCAAAATTGGAAAAGAGCCCGGATAAGTTGAAAGCCGGCCAGTTCGTGTTCCAAAAATGT